CACTTGCACTGGCACTCGTGTCAGTAACAACAACATCAACTGTTATGTCTGAGGATGTTATATTTGATACAGTCAATCCTATAACTGTAGAAGTAGTAGCAGAAGGTACAGTATAGACACTTGTTTGACCAGTGCCTATTGCTGAACTAACTGCATTTTTAAATGTATTAGCCATATTTGTTTCCTTATCCTAATGCAATAGCCATAGCAATTGGGTCATCTATTGATGCATAACGTGCATCACTCTGGGGTTGTGTGTAGTGATTAGAAAGAACAAAAGCACCATATGCAACAATATCTACAATGTCTCCTGCAGTTGCACCAGACGATAATACTATAGCAGAACCACTAGTGGCTGTAAAGTCTGTGCCTACTAAAAGCTTGACACCATTTAGATATACATCAACAAAACCTACATCGTAACTTGCTGAGAATGAAGTCTGGCCTGATGTAGCAGTAGCAGCAGTACGTGAAGAAGTACCATTTACTGTAGAGCCTGCATTCTTCCAAACACTACCCGTATAAACTTTTATCTGTTCCGTTGAACTATTGTAATATATAGCACCTGTTATAAGTGCGTCACCGTCATTGTCTACTGTAGGATCACTAGATTTAGAACCTAAGTAACGATCATCAAACTGATCGTATGAACTGGCGGCAGAAGCAGCAGAGGCAGCAGCAGCCGTAGCACTAGTCGCAGCAGCAGCAGTTTCACTAAAGGTAGTATCAATGTAGCCTTTTGTCGCTGCATCTGTAGAGGCAGTAGGTGTAGCAAGACCAGTTATCTTACTGTTGCCCATAGCTATAGCACCTGTCATAGTGCCACCCGCTAACGGTAACTTAGTTGCAATACTGTTTGTTATGGTAGTGCTAAAGTTAGCATCATCACCAATAGCTGCAGCTAATTCATTAAGGGTATCTAGTGCTCCTGGTGCTGAGTCTATAATACCTGCAACTTCAGAATCTACATACGCTTTTGTTGCAGCATCTTGTGCAGATGTTGGATCAGTTACAGCCGTAATCTTATTGCTGCCCATATCAATAGTGCCAGACATATCAATGTCAGCAAATGTAGATGTGCCAGAAGAAGTTACGTTACCTGTAAGGTTTCCTACTACACCACCATTAGCAGTAACAGCACCTGTAAAAACAGACGTACCAGTAACTGCTAGGGTAGAAGATAAAGTGGATGCTCCTGTAACGCCTAATGTGTTGTTTAGTGTAGTTGCACCTGTTACAGATAAAGTACCGCCTATTGCGTTTGTACCTGTAGTGCTCATGTTGCCGCCTACAGATAAGTTACCTGTGACTACACCGTTTTCATCTACTTGTAATGTATCAACGGTAGCTGTACCATCAAGATGTAAGTCTTGCCATTCATGAGTAGTAGAGCCAAGATCATATGTACCATCTGTAGTAGGTAAAAAATCAGAGGCTGATCTAGCTGTATACGTTACAGTATCACTTGTGGTATTACCTAATACAGTATTACCATTAACCGTAAAGTTTCCTGTGATTGTACCATTCTCATCAACTTGAAGAGTATCAACAGTAGCAGTACCATCTAAGTATAGGTCTTTAAACTCTAAGCTGGATGTACCAAGGTCAATGTCATTATCAGTGACGGGAACTATAGCACCGTCTTGAAAACGTAACTGCTCTACAGCAGAGCCACCTACCTCAACAAATAAACCAAAAAGATTATTAGTCTGATCTACTGTAAAGTAATTCTTTTTATCTAGGTCAGCGATCAGAGGTACGTAGGAACCCTCATCAGATGAGCCATCATGCTTGTGTCCTGTAGTCCCTGTGTTACTTTGTGTAAAAGCATCACGTAGTTTGTTGTACTCTGCGTTGATAGGCGCTGCGCGTACTACAGCGGTAGGTACAATGTCTGCAGTGGATTGGCGTGTATAGCCTGACATGTTTTATTCCTCTCTTAGCGCCTGTCGTTTAGGCCATATGTTAGTGTGATAGCCTGGATAGTGTGACTAGGTTTTGTATTGCTTGCCACGTAACGTACTGAGATAGACTTACCAGAACCAGCAATAGTAGTACTCTCTACAGGGGAAGGGTTACCATCGTATATGTCTGTAGAGTCAAATGTAGCTTTATCGTAAAAGGCAGCAGCCCCTGCAGTAGATAAGAAGTAGTCTGAACTTAATTCTACTGAAGGATCTCCATAGTCATACTCAACAGCCATAACTACAGAGACTTCTCCCTCAGAGCGCATGTAGGTATCTACATCATAGAAAGACTTACGAACAGCAGGATCATCCATGTAGTAGAAGGGTGTCTGGAATAAACTAAAGATGTCTCTACCATCAAAGTCATTACCTACCTCTTGGCGAAATACATACCCGACACTATCCCCATGTATAACAAACTCTTCATCACCAATGTAACCACTGTCTGCACAGTTTACTGATACGCCTACTAACTGACTAAACTCAAACCCTGCACCACCCTGACCACTACGCCTGATAGCGCCAATGATACCAAGTGAATCTTGGTTAGTAAAGAATAAACGAAACTGTGACTTCTTTTTTATTACTACAGTAGTCATTGTAGCAAGGTCTTCATTAGCTGTATAATCTTCAAAGATAGACTGAATAGGCTTAGACAATGTTGCCAACTCAATATCACCAATACGGTCAGTACCCGTAACGGGTCTAATGCCATCAGGTGCTAGAAATAGTATCTCACCATTAAACTCTGCTACACTGTCAGCGGCAACACATCCAAGATTAGAGGTAACTGTTTGTAGTGCGAAGTCAGCAATGTTATTACCTACTAAGCGCTTAATGTTATTACGCCCAAAGATATACATCTCATTACGAAAAGTCTTAAGTTGTATAACTTCAAAGCCTACATTGATAACCCCTGCGCCACCTGCAGGTGTCCAATCAGTTTCATTTATAGGAGCACTAAAGTATAAGTTGTAAGGCTCAGAAGAGTCACCAGCTAAGAATAAGTGATTGTTAAATGATGCAACTAAACTAGGTGCGCTGGGCGCTTCTCCACCGTTAAGTTGAACATACGTTGTACCATCCCAAGTAGCGGCAGGGTTAATGCCATCAGCCATAGCAAACTTAGCTGCACCCCAGTTAAAACTTTCAAAGCGTACCTTAGATACGCCAGTCATAGTGGGGGAACCTACACTAGTAACAGCCTGCCACCCTTTTACTACAGGAGTGGCCTGTACTGTACCTGTAGCCGTAGATGTACCACCTGTTAAAACATTACCTGTAGAGAATATAGCATCAGGTAGCTTGCCAAAGTTAATTACAAGAGCGTTTGCAGTTTTAGAGATGACTGTTCCTGTAGCAGCTACACCTTCGTCGTTACTTGAGCTAACTACACCTGTAACCTTTTCTCCTACACTAAATCCAGCACCTTCTCCTGAAGCTAATGTAACATCATAGTAATGGTTATACCAGTGTAGGTAGTTATTACCAGAAGCAGGTTTACGACAACCAAAGATGCCCTGATTAATATTAGCAGATACATGTACGCCTAACACAGGGCTATTAGCTGATCCTGTAAGCTCACCATAAGAGTTTTTATAGCCTGATATACGTCTATACCCACCATTCAAGGCAGGCTCATAGTTGATAAGACGCAGTGCTGAACCTGCCATCTGACCACCCTGTGTTAAAGGGTCTTGGTTAACTACCAAGCCACCCATACAAGGTGTAGCAAAGGTACGTAGGTTATCAGCCATTAGTTAGTGCCAGTCTGCTTGTTGAAGTATCTGCCAGCTATTACAGAGGATCTAACATATAAAGGTAAGTCAAGAAGTAAACGGCGCATGTTATCCATACCATCCTCAAACTTCTGCTGGTGTAATGAAGCACTCTGTTCGTTAGCACGAAAGCGCATAAGATACATTGTAGCACCATCAACTATCACTGTGTTAAAGCGATCAGGTATTATACATAAATCATTATAAAAAACTAGATCAGAAGGATATGACCAGTAGCGGTACTCTAATTCGTATGCATCATCTGGTAGAGGTGTAATACCAAACTTCATGTCCTGTGTCTGGTAAGCAATGTTAGGTACGCTATGTCCATCTGCACCGCTAACATCTTCACCTGAGCGATACTTACGTATGTAATCCTCATAAGTAATTACAGGTAGTCTAGCAGGTGTATTACCCTTAGAAGATAGACGCTTGAGGTAGATAGTGTCCCAGTCAATTTTAGAAGCATCTGGGGCAAAGTCATACACACCTGTACCAGCGGTAAGGGTTTGCGTATATGTTGTAAGTGTAAAAGGCCACTCTTGGCTGTTCTGCAGGATCTCACGTATAGCAGAGTTAATAGCATCCTTAGCTAACGCTTGTAAGTTACGTGCGTCACCAAAGCCATCACCACCAATATCAAGTTCAACTTCATTGACACGGCGTAGTGCCTGATTAACTAGAGTTACATAATTAGCCATAGAGCTATCCTAATGATAAGTGTGTTGAAGGGCCAGCCTCTTGACAAGACCAGCCCAACAAACTAAGTAGTATTAAGCAGCGTTGTAACGTACTGTTAGCAATGCCTCTGGGCGCAGAATCTTGCGTCCATAAAGGTGCATACCACGCACGATGTCTGCGAATGAGTCGGGATCACGATAGTTCTCGACTTTGTTGATCTGCTCTGCAGAAGCAACAGCATCCTCCTGACCAGCTACAATAACGCCATAGTTAGCGTCTTGTGCAGTTGTACCAGAAGTACCAGCGCCAGTGCCTTTTGCTGGAAGGTTCGTAGACACATAAACACGGAAGCCGTGCAAGTTGTTTAGAACCAAGCCATTCATAAGACCTGCCCCACCGAAGTCAGCATTTAATACGCGACTGTCTTCGTCTTTGAGCATCTCTACGAACACTGGGTCAACACAGATCCAACGCCCACGTGAGTCAACACTTGCTGTATCCATCTTACGAGCCATACGAGCTACGACTGTTAAAGGAGATACTGTAGTTGCTGACAATGCAGTTGCACCTGGTAAACGTGGTGCTAATGGAACTGAGTCTCCTGCTGTAGCAGAACCTGAGATGGTCAAGCTTGAGAAGTCAGTTGCGTCCAAGTGGTTCGCAGCAATGTATTCACCAGTAGCAGTCAAAGCAGTTTGCTTATCACCTGATGAACTAGTGATGTGAGCACCAGCAGCAGTGTGACCTGAGAGGTACGACAATACGTCTGCGTCCATTGCATCAGCCATCTTATATGCTGCACGATCAGCAGCCAAAGATGTGAAGTCTACATTTGAGAACTGCTCTTCAATGTCATCCATTTTGAAAGCAAAGTAGTTAGCTTGGTCAATGGTGAGCGAGAAGTCAGAATCATCAAGTTTCTCTACTGAGATACCTGTGTGACGCTGCAGAGCGTTGACTGTTACGTCTGGCTCTTTCTGAATGCGAACAGTGTCGCCTTGGTTTGCAATCTCACCGAAATATGAGTTGTTGGTGATTGCGTTAGTAACAGCAGCCTTGCGTAGAGCAATCTGTGCCTGTTTGGAGTAGATAATCGGGGAGAAGTTCCCGTTAAATCCACCACCAGCGGTTCCAATAGCCATAATAATTCTCCTTTATAGATATGGCGTGAGATTTAGACACTACATATCCACAATAAAAGAGGCTCTTTGTTCTAGGGTAGTCAGCATTGCTATCAGGAGGGCCATCCTTCAAGCGCTGGGCCTATACTCAGAGGTAGTTCTTCGTGTGGCTAGTGCTTATTGAAAAGCATGTACAGGCAGTTAATGCCTGACACTGTACATACCTATAGTTTTATCTACGATTAAAGAAATGTCAAACTATTTCTTACTCATATCGTAAATAAATTTACCAGAGCGCTGAGCATCAAAGATCTCATCCATGCGCTTCTCGTATTCCTTTAGTGACATCTTGGATACCTGTGATTCACTGAGGTACTTAGATGAGTCATCTGTATCTGGTGTAGCACGTCCCTTAGCCTTAACTGAAGACGCAGCTGCTTTATCAGAGTCATTAGTGCTTTTAGTCTTGATGCCCTGATCTGACTTGTATAGATCAATAACACGTGCAACAGATTTAGCATCTTCACTATTCTCGTATAAAGCATCCTGTACGACTTTAGGCTGTTTCTCTGCCCAAGAGTGAAATGCATCATCAGCACGAATATCTTTAAAGTCAGGATGCATAGAGAGTAACTCTGCTTCTGCTTTCTCACGCTTAGCTGTTGAGCGTAAAGCTTCAATCTCTTTTAAGCGCCCGTCAAGCTCAGATGAACGTTCACTAGCTTTCTTATCAGCGATAGCTTCTACGATACCTGCAACGTCTGGGTACTTCTTAGCCCAAGCCTCTACCTCATCTTCTGACTTAGGTAGTACAAGCTCATTTTTTGTGGCTGCATCAAGTTGAGAAGTTAGCTTATCAAGCTGTGCCTGAAACTCTTTCTCTTTCTCTTGAGTGTGCCGCCTGAGATCACCATAACGCTTCTTAAAGTTCTTCTCTTCCGAACTTAGCTCTTCATCTTCTTGTGCTTTAGCTTGTGGTTCTTTTTCTTGTTTGGCACTATTCTCTGCCTGAACTGAGGATTCGCTAGGCTCTGAGCTATTGGGTTCCGCTTCAACAGCTTCCTCTTCTGTTTCATCTTGCGTTACCCCTGCTTGCTTGAGCAGTTCTTTTAGCTCAACCTCATCACGTTCTATACGAGATAGGTTACGATTATGTGACACTGAGTCCGTTTGAATTTGGGCTTCCGACATTTATTACTCCTTATGTTGGGGCCAGCCGTAGCTGGGTAGCCTTATAGTTATATGGGTAGTTACTTCTTTTTCTTCATTAAGCCGCCATCAGAGAAACCTCTTCCACCGCCACGGGCAGCAGACTCAAGTTTTTCCTTAATTTTAGCACCTTCTTTTTGTATGTCACTAATCTCACTTTCAGTGGCTAGGTTTTCTTCTGCAGCCGCTACTACTTTAGCCGTACCTGCATCTGCGTTGCTGGCTGCATCTGCAAATATGTCAGATGATCCACTAGCATCACTGCCACTGTCTGTATCACTAGAAACAGTTGGTGCTAATGGGCCTTTATAATCTCTAGCACCTGGCTCATCGTCCAAGACCTTCATTGTGATAGGAGAAGGTGCTGGAATTGGTGGCATACCTGTTGGAACATATCCTTCTTCTGGGGAGTATGCTAAAGCTGCTTCTACTGTAGCGGTGATCTCCTCAGGGGTCATTACAGTACCTGCTACATCAGGCTTCTTAGCTTCCTCTTCTGTCTTGCCAAATAATCTCTCAAAGAATCCTGGCTGGTCTGCAGTCATAGTCTCTGTAAGATCTGCATAGAAAGCCTTTTGCTTAGCATCTAATGAAGCATCTTCCATTCTCCGTTGTAACTCTTTAGTTATTTGCTTAGACTGATGCCACGAAGCTGCTTTAAATGCCATACCTAGAAGAGGATTAAGCATACCTAGACCTAATGAAATAGCGGTTGAGTTTGTGCCTTTCTGATCTTCAACTAAACCACGAAGCTCTTCTGCTGATAGTGCTTTGTAGTCTATAGGCTCAGGGTTTTGCATAGGAGGAGGGCCATCATCATTATCATTAACAACAGCTTCTTTAGCTTCAGTAGGTGTAGCCTCAGGAGTATATGGAGAGTAGCCTGCTGGTATTACACTCATAGGCATATTGTTGAAGAATAATATAGTAATAATATTACCTTCAGCATTGGTATACTGACGTTGCTGCATTCCTGTGCCTTGATAATTCTCCTCAGTCAGAGGCAGATCACCTGTATCAGCTAAACCGCCAGGAGCATAACCAGAGATGAAACCACCTTCATTCATCATGGGCTGTTCTGGCTCACCATCATCAACCATCTGTAACTCAGAGATGTCAAAGGGCAGTTCATCACCACCCATTTCTATACCAATAGGCTCACCACCAATACGTCCATTAGCTTCCATAGATGCGAAACCACGTTTAGCTTCTGCACGAATATCCTCAAAGAACTTAACACCAAAGAAACGTACTACATCAGCAGGTACAACATACTCACCCTCACTTAGTTGAGCAGGGATGTCATCACGTACTTCTTCTGGTAAGGAGCCTGTAGGTACTTCATTGCCTGACACTGGGTCTACTTCTGGTTGTTCACCAAAGGCCATTTCCATTTGATCATTTATTGCCATTCACTTTGTCCCTCAAGTATTGCAGTTGCCGAAGAGCACGTAAGGCACCCTGATGTCTGTATAGCTCAGCAGTGTCTGTAACACTCTCCATGCTACGATGCTGTGTAGAGATGCGCTCCTCAATCTCAACGAGGAACGCTTCCCATGTAGTTTTATCGTTAACGAAGCTTTTAAGCGACATTACCAGTAAACCCTTGCTCACCTGGTGTAGGTGCTGTGCCAATGCCTATCTGAGAGCCACCACCACCTGAGGTGTCCTGTACGCCCTGTGGAGCCTGTCCTTCAGGCGCTGGGCTACCCTCAGGCATGTTTACACCTTCTGGCCCTGCAGGGGGCTGTGCGGGAGTCTGGAAGCCTTTTAGGATCTCAGCCTGTATAGCAGCATCCTGCATGGAGTTAGTAACCTTGTCTGGGTCAAGATCCATAGACTTAGCAATCTCACGAATAACATAATCCATCTTAGCAAAGGGAGCTAGTACTGGATTCTGTGCAACCTGTAGGAATTGCATCAAGCGTTGTGAGCGTACTTCGTTAGCCATTAAACTCTCTGTACCAGATGCGTTAACCTCTAAGTCACCGCGAATAGTCTCATCAAAGTCAAACTGCATGTTAAATGAGAAGAATGACTTACCTAATGGACGCAGTAGATAGTCATCTATGTTCTTAACTACTGTGCGTATACTACCATTAGCAGCAGACATAAGCATACTAATACCAGATGCTGTTCTACCCACACCCGAAACGCCAGTTTGACCATGAGCAAAGGAAGGGAACCCAGTACTTTCATCAGCTAACACACGTGCTTTATCAAAGAGTTGCATGTTCTCTTGTGCTACATTGGGAAACTTGGTGCCAAAAATGCCTTGTCCTGGTGCGCCCCCCTGTCTGCGGAACACTTTGCCAGGGTACACGCTTAGATCTTGCCCAGGCACCATATTCGTTTCATCAACCTCAATAATCAGATTACCAGATAGTGCAGCATTGTCAATAGCCATACGCATAAAGCCATTCATCAACGTCTGCGTATCATCCATGTTCTCAGCAATACCTACTCCAAAGAAGCTGTAGGGGTTGTGCTCATAAGGTACTGCATAGTAGGGGATACGTGTAGGTTTGAATGGGTTAAGTACAAAGCGAAGAACCTCACCGTTACATACCCAAACGTTACAGTTAACTTCATCTAGGTCTTTAAGTGACTTAGGGATAGATACCCCATGCTCTTCAAGCACCTCTATATCAACATAACCCCAGAACTCTAATACTTCCCAGCGCTCAGAGGACGGTTGTGTATCGTCATCCTCCATAGTCATTTCCCAGTACTTCTGTACATAGTCTGGGCCTTTATCAACAGCCATGCCTATTGAGTCAGCCATAAAGTAAGGACGGTTCTTGAGTGAGCGAAGCTGTGTACGAGACATCTTATGACGTTGAACCACATACTCTGCATCATTCATAGACTTAGCTTCTGGATCAGGATAAAAGTCCCACACAGAAACGTGACTACACTCAGGTACAGTCTTAACTATAGGGTCATACTCACCTGACTCATCCCAGTTAGGGTATTCTTTATCTACTGCAAATGGGCCTTTCATGACACCTGTGCCAAGTAAAGCCATCTCAAATGCCATAGAGCGTAAGTGTGTAGAAGCTCCAGACTCTTGAAGTTGATCATGGATCTTCTTTTCCATCTTCTTAGCTGCAATCAATGCAGGATGGAATGTAACAGTTGTAGGGGAAGTACCGTCACCCTCTACTACCCTATCAGATACAGACTCTAGTTTTCTAGAGAGAGGGCCAAGACGCCTAGACAGATCTGAGAGTGTCTCACCTGGTTGAAGTTTATTCTCACCATCAAGCAGGTACGGCTTAGGAGAAGGCTGTTCTGTTACAGGATCAAGAGCTTTACCTGCAGCGGCAGCGTTAGGATCTACATTGATATGTAGAGATTCAGCTACACCATCAGGAAGTACAGAAGGGTTTACTGATAAGGGGAACTTGTTGTTACCGAATAGTACATCTACGATCTGTCCATATGCTGCTAGGGTCTTAGTCTTAGTAACCTTAACAAATACACGAGACTTCTCAGTGTCTGTGAACTGTACATCCTTGCCATATAAACCACGGTAGTTGCGGTAAGCCTTTAACCAACGCTCCTCATCTGCATAACGGGAGTCTTCTGCACGTTTGTAGCGATCAGCTACAAAGGATACAACACTAGATTTAGTCTCAAAGATGCTATCCGTACTGTCCTCTGCAGCTACGACTTCATCTGTTTCAAACATTTCTTCTTGTTCTGCCATTATCAATACCCGAATGATGGATCACTAGCCTGAAAGCCAGTGCGTTGTTTTGCTGGGTTGTAGTCCCATATGCTGCTGCGTGGACGTGTCATGATTCCGTACCTTAGAGCGTCATACAAGTGATCCTCTGCATGAGTATCAACATCTTCTGGGTTTCGCTTGTCCAGAGGAATACTAGGTATCTGTGCAATAGTATTTGTACAGCTATCCATAAATACTAGTTGAGGCTTTTCAGTGAACTCATCCACCTTTAACCGTCTATGTATCTCGTTCTTACCCGCGACACGTGAACCCCTTGACCTGTCAGACGGACGCCAGCGGCACCCCTTTTGATTCATCTGCTCAGCCAAGCTAGGCCCAGTGTCGCCACGGTTGTGCCATAAAGAACTATCCAGCACCCCGTATCTTATTGTACCATCTCTTGCTTCTGCTTCCAAGATCAAATCTGCTAGATCAGAAGCTGTAACCTTAGATACATACATCTCACGGTACACAACCACTTGTTCATCAGGTGCTACAGCAAACCACAGAACACCAGTGTAACTACCATAACCATAATCGCAAGCCCTAAACTTTGCCCAAGAGTCAGGTACATCGAATGCGTCCACAACATGTACTTTTCTGTCAAACTCTGGAAAAGCGGCACCCTCATTAACATCCCAGTTACCTTCAAGTAACTGCTTGCGCTGATGCTCTGGAAGCGAGAGAAGCATTGCTTCATAGTCGCCAGCTTCAGCCAAGTACGGATTGTCAAATAGAGAGGCAGGAATAAAACGTCTTTTAAATAGAGGCATACCCTCTTTACTATGCCCTCTAGGGAACGTAATCGTTTCACCTGTTTCAATGTTAGTTGCCCAAAACGGCTGATTCCCGACTGCAGGATCAATAAACATTTTTTTAACCCAAGCATGTCCACTTCCTCCAGGGTTGGTTGTAGCTCTCATATAAAGACCTAAGTCTTTGGAACTACTACGTAATCTTGATCTCATATAATCCCAAGCGTAAGGGCTAGACCATTGCGTAAGCTCGTCGAATCCAATCCAGTTAAAAGCTTGACCCTGATAGCGTGTGACATCCGTGTCTTTATCAAGATAAGACATCCAAAGTCTGCCGCCCTGAGGAGAAGTCCACTGCGATTTACGTTCCGACCACTTAATTCCAGGTATAGCACGAGGATACAACTCCTGACTTTTTTGTATTAACTCTCTTAATTCTTCTGTAGTATGTCTTACTAGTAGTCCTGAGAAGTTAGGATCATTCAGTCCATGTAGAGGATCAGCCAACATGGCGTAACTCTTACCTCCACCAGCACTTCCACCATAAAGTACTTCTCGTTCTGACGCACTAAGGAAGTTTGTCTGTGGGCCAGGGTTAGGCTTAAATACTACCTGCTGAGCTTCTTCTACATCGTATTCAGGTGCCTTAACTTGTGCAGGTACAGTTTCTACTACAGGTTCTTCAGCTATCTTTGTCAGGTTCTGTGTAGGCTCCTGCACCTTTCTTTTCAAGCTTTTCGATTTGCTCAAGCGTTTCTTGGAGCCACTTGGCAAGCTTGCGTTTAATTGCAATTGCTTTTCTACGTTTCTGCTCAACTTCAATTCTCTTCTTTAACCCTGTGAACGTTATAGTTCTACCAGTCTCTTTGCTTAACCACTGTGCTACTGCACGATAACTATACTGCTTAAGGTGGCGCTTTGCAAGCTCTAAAGCTTCAAGCTCTGATTCAATGGGTAAGAGTAGTCTGTCGTTCTCAGGATCTATCCTGTAACCAAAGGGTATCCTCTTTGTTATCTTAACTATAGGGTGCCATTCTTTTGTGTGGTTCTTGGGAGGTAATGGTAACTGCCAGAACCCTAAATCTCTCTCAGGTATTATTCGTTTGTACCTTCTTTTGGTGGCAGATAGAATACACCCCCGCCAGATGTTACGTCTACTTTGTCTACCTTACCAAGTCCTGCACGATCTAGCAAGTCCTTAGCTGCAACCATCTTCTCTTTTATGCCTAGCTCTGTAGGATCATACAAGGCACCAACCATTGCCATAGCAGCCTTAGGGGCAGTACGAGCAAAATATGTACGTGTCCTGTCGCCAATCTCATCCTTAAGCGCTTCTACAATAGCTGATGTGCTAGACGCAGGATCATAACCCGCCATCTTCTTAGCAGCTACAGCATCACCGCCAGCCTCATCAAAGAGTACCTCTAGGAAGCGCTGCTGCTTTTCTGTTAGTTGTCGGGTCATTGTAACGTCCTTAAATATACTAAACCTACAAAGATGCCTGTAATAAGGATGAACAAGAAAAAACCTGCTCCCCATTCTATTAACTTACGCTGCATCTCTATACGTTTATGATCGTGTTCTTTCTTTTGTTTACGAATGTCAGCCTCAATACGTATAAGCTCATCCCAGTGTGAAGGTCCATACATAACACAGATGTAATCCTTCAGTTCCTTACGCATAGACTCAGCTTTCTTCTTAGCTGCGAATATCTCCATTGCTTCTGCTTGAACGCCACCACCAAGGGTTTTATACCAAGGTGGTTTAGCGTTCTGACGTTCAGCAAAGTCCAAGTCACTGATAGCACCAGCCCACTGTGTTAACTGACCACCCATGTCTTGTAGGTCTTTACCAACTGCAATACCCTTCTTGAGAGTATTAAATGCGGTTGTTGCTAGACCTATTGCTGTTACTGGATCTATCAAAGTGAAGCCCCCCTCTCCTGAGTCCACTGCCTGTTTGCCTATCTACATCTCCAAAAGACATATGAGCTAAAACAGTTAGACTCAAAAGTACGGGTGTACTCCTACTTATCCTCACTGTTCGTTGCCGTATACACGATTGTATATCTCTCCTCTTGATATACCTATATCGTGTAGCTCTTTGTTAGACATATTCTTTAGAACCCAGTAGTCTGCTCTACGCTGCTGATGATTCTGAATACGTGTTAGTAAGTTCTTAAACATTGCACTATCTCCTTTTGCTATGTGCGGAGATAGTTATACTTAGTTATAGCTAGTGTAGTACCCTTATTTTGTGCATACCCGTCATGACTTATTAGGTAGGCTGATAGTATTCTTCACCAGACATAGTTACGTGGTATGTGCCTGTTGTCTCAGCAAAACACTGCAGTTTATCACCTGGTTGTAGTGCAATATATCCACCACCTTCGACTACCTCATGCATAGAGTTAGCACCTGATGAGAAGTCATCTACGATATAGTGATGCGTAGTAGTGGCAGCTTCATACCAATACACACTGATCTTCTTATTATTAGCTGCGCTATTAGATAAGTGCAGGAACTTAACCAGACAAACAAAAGTATTAGGACATACATACAAATCTTGAGGGCTTGATGAACTAGTAGAAGTTACATCAATAGATTTAGTTACATACTTTGCACTGGTTAAGACTGCCATTACTCGTCAACCCATGCTTCATTCTCTGGTGTGTTAGGGTCATCCTTTACAAAGTGACCTTTATCTGTACGAGCACGTTTCTTGCCAGCAGGGGCTGCAGCCTTCTTAGGTTTAATCTTCTTAGCTAACTTGGCTAATAGTGGTGACTCATCCTGTTCAATACAGATAGCTGTAACGTTAGGGTCTTTACTCTGTACGTTACCATAGTTGTCTTCACCTGCAGCCTGATTACCCATGGAGTCCCACACGTAGCCATGCTCATCTACACGGTAGCCCTTAGCTTCAAGGGCTTCTTGATACTTGTGATAGTACTTCATTACTTGCCCTTCTTAACTGGACGTGCAGGTTTCATATCTGCACCACAGGCTAAGCCACCCTTGTTGTAACCCATCTTCTTAGTCATGCCGCCCTTCATGTAACCCATCTTCTTAGCTACTTCAGGTGCTTCTTTCTTAAGAGCCATCATACCTTTGTTCATCATAGTCATAATCCTTTTAAGTTAAGTTCTATACTTTGCTGTCTTCTTCGCAACTTTCTTAGGTTGAGCCACATGCTGCTTACCTGCCTTAGCGCCTTTTCTTTTTGCTCTACTTGTAGCGGCATACTCACTACTGCTAAGAGACTTAATAGCCTTAGCAGGTAAGTAACGTTCACCAGTAGCATTAGAGCCTTGCGTGGAAGGCTTACCGCTCTTAGTACGCCAGTTCTGCTTTGTCCACTTCTTAAGACTTTTTTGACTTTTTGCTACTGCCATCCGCTTTAGCCTTTGCTGTTTTACTTAGATCTTTATAGTGAAGTAACTTCTTAGAAGCCTTAGACATACGAGCACCTGTCATAACAGTACCATCTGAATGCTTGTGTGTCTTACCACTATAGAGAGTACCATCCCTAAGGTAATGCTTAACACCCTTCATGACTTGTAGCCCCCACCCTTAGCTTTGTATTGCTTAGCTACCATCTGAGCCTTACGTGCTGACCACTGTCCAGGCTTTCCACCCTTACCACCAGCCTTTACTTTAGCTACGAGGTTCTTACGCATAG